AAAGAATACCCTACTGGTTCTGCTCACACAGGTCACTTTAGAGCATTACTTAATGAGTTAAAGCTTAAAAAGAACTTTAAACCAGATATGATTTATATTGACTACCTAAACATCTGCGCATCGAGTCGTATGAAAGGGATGGGTGGAAGTATAAATAGTTATACCTATATCAAAGCCATTGCAGAGGAAATGCGTGGCCTTGCTGTAGAGTTTAATGTCCCCATTCTGTCGGCAACACAGACTACTAGGTCAGGATTTAGTAATACTGATGTCGGACTTGAGGACACATCGGAATCATTTGGATTGCCAGCAACGGCTGATCTTATGTTTGCTCTTATATCTACAGAGGAACTAGAAGAATTAGGCCAATTGATGGTGAAACAGTTGAAGAACCGATATAACGATCCAACCACATACAAGAGATTTGTTATTGGTGTAGATCGTTCCCGCATGAAGTTATATGATGTTGAAGAATCTGCTCAAACCGATATAATGGGTGACAGCAGTTCTATCCCCGATAAACCAATTGCAACGTGGGGTGATAGGGAAAACAAAGACACGTTTGCAGATTTTAATGTATAGGAGCTATATATGAATATAATGACAGACTGGGTAAAAGATAGACTACCCGAAAGAACCACATGGGACGGAGCTACTTTAATCGCTGTATGCGGCGGAGTAATTCTATTTGGAGGAATCGCTAAACTACTTGCTTGGGCAGGACTAGCTTGGGGAATCTACACTTTGGTACGAAAAGAAGGCTAGAATTATAACATGATGAATGTGAAACTTATATCATATAGTCAACCTCCTGCAGGCAGTGAGTTATCAGACGACCTCCTGCAGATGGTTGCATACTGTGCTAGGGTATCAAACCCAGGCAACCAAATCAACGAAGCTACTTCTGAGAAGCTCGTTAAATATCTAATCAAACATCAACATTGGTCTCCATTAGAGATGGTCAGTGCATGTTTAGAAATAGACACTACAAGAGATATCGGTCGGCAGTTACTAAGACACCGTTCGTTCTCTTTCCAAGAATTCTCTCAGAGATATGCAGATCCAACTAAGGATATGTCGTTTGTCCGAAGAGGTGCTAGATTACAGGACCCTAAGAATCGACAGAACAGTATTGATGCTGCATCACAGGTTGTACAAGACCTATGGGATATTAAACAACAAGAAGTAATCAATAAAGCTAGAGAAGTTTATGAGTGGGCTATTAAAGAAGGTATCGCTAAAGAACAGGCAAGGTCTGTATTACCTGAGGGTAACACTATGTCTCGCTTGTATGTTAACGGCACACTTCGTTCTTGGATTCATTACATTCAACTGCGTGCAGAGAATGGTACACAACAAGAACATATGGACATTGCAAAAGCAGTAGGGAAAGTTATCTATGAGATATTCCCTCTTGACGATATTATCTAAAAGAAATGTCGTGCTCATAGCTCAATTGGATAGAGCAACAGCCTTCTAAGCTGTAGGTTCCAGGTTCAAGTCCTGGTGGGCACACCAAATTTATAACAGCATTGGAGAAAAATGATGCGATACTTGGACTACCGATTCTCAATAACGAGAGAAGGTTTAAAACTAGATGATAAAGGTGAACCAGATCTTACACATCAAGTGCAATTAAGCAATACAGGACTTGAAGTGGGTGATTCATTTACCCTAGAACTAGACGAAGATAACTGCATGTTCTTTAAGAAGAACGGCCCAATACAAACGGAGTTAAACTTTTATGAAGAAAGATAGATTTGATTTAGAAGCTGCGATTATGGAAGCGTGGTCAACGTCAGAAGATATTGATTTGATATATCATAACACAGATAATTTGGATTTAACACCCGAAGATTGCGATACTATTCAGAACCAGTTATTAGGTTTAAAGTATATTGCTGATCTTAGGTTCCAAAAGGTGTGGGATACATTTGAATCACTTGTAAGTAATGGATGCACGTGTGTGCACTGTGACTGCTCGCGTGATTGAACTAACAAAACATATTCAAGCTATTGAGACTACTCCGGCATATCATGTAGAACAATCTAAAGAAGCTGTTATAAAAGCAGTAGTACGGATAAATGATACGCATCAACAGGAGACATTGTATACATATAATAGAAGGGGACAACTAATTAGTTCAGTTGTCCATAAACACAGGATTGGTATAGCATAAGAGGCAAGGGCCATGGCATACTCCGATAAAGTTTTAGATCATTATGAAAATCCGCGCAATGTTGGTACTATGGATGATGCTAATTCTAATGTAGGAACTGGCATGGTTGGTGCTCCGGCTTGTGGTGATGTAATGAGGCTGCAGATATTAGTAGATGATAGTGGGATCATAACCGATGCAAAATTTAAAACATACGGGTGTGGTTCAGCTATTGCTTCTAGTAGTTTGCTCACTGAGTGGGTTAAGGGAAGAACCCTTGAATCTGCATACACTATAAGAAATACCCACATAGCCGAAGAGTTGGCCCTGCCACCAGTGAAGATTCACTGTTCGGTTCTGGCTGAAGATGCTATTAAAACTGCAATAGATAACTATAGAGAAAAACAATGATTACACTAACAGACACAGCGCTACAACAAGTCGCCAAGCATTTAGAAAAGAGAACAGATACTCTAGGTGTTCGACTGGGTGTAAAAAGCTCTGGATGTAATGGTTTCTCTTATGTATTAGAATTTGTCGATAAACCAACAGCTGATGATACCGTAATTACAGCTGGTGATGTAACCATAGTACTCGATTCTAAGAGTGCTGTAGTATTAGACGGCACTGAGCTAGACTATACCAGACAAGGGTTGAATGAGGGGTTTGAGTTTAAGAACCCTAACGTCACCGCAGAATGTGGTTGTGGAGAGAGTTTCACAGTATAAAGCTCAGTTATAGTCAATATAACTAAAATAAATGAAAATAAATGCAGAAAAGGGTTGACAAAGGTGTTAAGCCGTAGTATAATATACCTATATTAAATGATAAGGACTTATATTATGAACGACTTAATTGAAAAGACTAACGAACTACTACTAACTATGCAAAATCAACTACATGATCAGTTTGAACATGCACGCGATGAGACATATACCTTTGAAGAAGGTAGGAACTACTTGAAGTTGGTCAGGTCCAGAGACGGCAGATCATCTGTAGTAGGGTTTGTAGTTAAGAAGTCTCCAAAATACATTGATAATAAGACCAATCAACCTTTCCAAATTGGAGATATGTTGATGGCAGCAGGATGGAATAAACCTGCTACTAACTTTGCTCGAGGAAATGTCTTCGATCTAAATGTTAATAATGTACGTTGGACAGGAGTATAAATTCTGCCCAGACTCCTATGGAGTTTACGAGGCAGTCGTCACCTACCGGACGAACTAAAGCGGTAGGGGTTGGTTACCGAACACCTATGCGGAAATGAAAAAATCCGACTAAGAGGGAAGAGTCCGGGGTGAGGTTGGTAACCTGACCCCCTCCAAATAACCGGCAATGGAACCACCCCGGACTCGATTTATTATGGAAACAATATGAATAGTTATATCGGATCACTTAGATACGACCCCACAGGCCGCAAGAGAAAGTCTCCTGGTCTTAAAACAAAACGCAAACTTAAACCAAAATTTCAACCATTAGTATTAGAGAAGACTCTTGCTCAACAACGCATAGACGAGTTTAATGCTAAATACCCATCATTTAATGGTAGTACTAAGTACCAGTCTGGTGAAGACCAATCTTGGAAACAAGAAGCATCTAAGAATTTTACTGTTGCCCCTGCGTATAACAAAGGTGCATATCAAGTAATACCATCGACAGATATTAAACATATTGGTAAATAAGTGTTGACAAACCCGCAATACCATAGTATAATAAACATTCAATCAGAGAGATAATTTTATGAACGCATTCAGAGTTACTGCCACAGACCTAGACACAATCGTAGCGGACTATATTTTTAGTTCAATGGCAGAGGCCATAGAGTTTGTTAGAGGTATGGTTAATAAAGTTGATAAAGTAAAAATTGAAAGGATCTCAGTATGATTGAAGCAATATTCATATTCTGCGCTGTAGGTGTGGGTTATTCCTCTTATAAGATAGGTGTTAGAGAAGGAGCTGAAAAGATGCTTGAACACTTACAAGAAGGTAGCATAATTGATATAGACGAAGAGGGCAAGATTACGCCAAAGATTCTGTAAGCCCAGATTTATTTTCTTATAAATACTTATATTAAACACATAGTATTTTAAAGAGGTCATGAATGAAGCTATTACCAATTAAAATGGAAATTCAAGCCGACTCGGATAGAATGTTGAATGAACTCCGAGTTGCAAAAGGGCTGCGTTCCTTTGTTACTAAAAAAATTAAAGCAGTTTGGACTACACTTAAACGAGCAATAGTTAAGGTCTTTAAGACCAAAATTAAAAAGGTAGAACTATTCGATACAGTTGAAATTACTATACCAGCACAGGTAAAGGAAGATATTATGAAAGACATGAATATGTTGACCGAAAGCCAATCCGGTGCGATTGGTGCTATTAAAGGAAACTATAACGAAGCTCTGGTATGTCAATTTCTATTCGACCACAATGGTGCAGAGGTTGATATATCATCTAGCTATGAGAAATACAGAGGTGGTATTAGTCAGACAGTTAGTAGTTGGGATAAGAAATTAAAAGCTGCCGATATAAAGAACTATACAAAAAATATAGGCATTATCAGAAAGGGTAGTGCCGATATGGCAAACTATCTTATTTCAGCTGCAGTAAGTGAAAAGGCCACAATCGTCGGCGCTTACTTAGACAATCTTGCTTTCATGGATGGAATCGACTTCAAAGCAGATATTAGAGTAGCAGTTATGAAAGAAGGAAAGGAAATCCTTGACAGCTATTCTCTTAAATTATATTCAAACAAAGTAGTTGGCCTAGCCAATACCACAGCAAGGGGATTATGTGGTCATTTAGCAGGCCCTAAAGCAGAAGCTCAATTCGATAAAGTTACTAAAGCCGACAGTGAGCTAACTAAACTAATCGAAGCAGCCAAAAAAATCAATGCTATAAAACAAGACTTTAAGAAACACCTAAGAGGTGACGAAAAAGCCACAGTCAAACTTAGAAATCTCAGAGGCCTCTCTGATGATGAAATATCAAAATTAAATATAGATAAACTAGATGCAGATAGAAAAGCTGCTAGAAAACCTATTAATCCGAGAATAGCACAGTTGGTTTACAAT